GCGCGTCGGCATCTTCAGCGCGACCATTGACCGCGCGGTCGACTTCATGCATCAGGTGCAGCGAAACTTCGACAGCAACGACTTGATGAAGGCCCTGTTCGCGGATCATTGCCCCGAGAGGCAGCTGCGCGGAGGAAGCTGGAACGACTCCATCGCAGTGATGCCTAACCGATCGCGTAACATGCCTGAGCCGTCGCTTCGCGCTCATACCGCATCGGGAACAACCGCTGGCGTGCATGTCGACTTGGCGCAGTTCGATGACATCGTCAGCGATAGCCAGCTCAACAGCGAGCGGATGGCGAATGCTGAGATGATCCGCATCGGTCACTGGTTCACCACAGCGGTGCCGACGCTGCTGCGCAGCCAGTCGGAGTCGCGAATAGTGCTCGCCGCTACGCGTTACGACCTCCTCGACCCCTACGAAGCCATCATGCTCGACGCGTGCGAGCGCGGGGGCGACTGGACAGGCCTCGACGGATTCTACCCGGTCGCTGCGGAGGGCCTTTGGCATGTGTACTACCGAACATGGTGCGTCGATGGCGAGTCGATAATGCCTGAGGCGTATACCGTGGCGTCGATGGCGCGCCTTGCGCGCGACGATCCGTGGACATACGCGACGCAATATGTCAACAACCCGCACAATGTCTCTACGCAGGAGTTCGGGTCGTATGAGTTGCATGAATGCGAACTTGAGTTCGACGAGGTTCGCAATGATTTCGTCATCAAAGTCGACGAAGGGGAAGACGTTTACCTGCGGGATTGCGACGTTGTCGCTGGAATCGATCCGGCGGCGAGCGAAAAGCGCGTTTCGAGGCACACGTCGCGCAGCGCCGTCGCCATCGTGGCGCGCGACGTGCGCGATCGCATCTTTGTCATCGACGCGAGGTGCGATTACGTCGACAGCGTGAAGATGATGGACTGGCTTTTTGCGCTGCGACGCCGCTATGAGCGCTACATGCGTCTGATGCGCCTCGAAGTAGGCGGCCCGTTCAAGCTTCTCGTCAGCCTGCTGCATCGCGAGGAGCAGATTCGCGGAATGGACCTCAATTTCGTCGCCATCCCTCCGATGGGCGACAAGCTGCCCACGATCAGGCTGGTGTGGGAGCCTTTTTTGAAGCGTGGAGCGGTTTTCGTGTGCAAAGGCGCGGTTGCAGGCCTCGTCAGGCGCGAATTCAACGTCTTCCCGTCGCAGATGCTCGACCTGATGGACGCCATCAAGCTCGCGATCGCGGGAACGCACAGCGTGCTTGACGAAGATGGCGTGCGCTACGGCGACGAGGATGATGAGCGCGAGATGTCTGCGTGGTCGCGGCGGCATGCAGGCGTGACAGGCTACTAAGGAGGCTCAAGGTGAGCGATACAGCGAATAGCGCGCCTACTGGCGCAAACGCGGCTGCTACTAGGTACTCTCCGAGTGCGGTGCTCGACGCGCCAGGGGAGCAGTATGTCAGCGGATTCCTATGCCAGGAGCTGAAAAGCATCCTCGACGGCAGCGAGCGGGCGGCGTTCCTCGCGAATGTCGACAAATGGCGTCGGATGGCGCTGTCGGAGCCTGAGAGCGCGAGCAAGACGTATCCGTGGCAAAACGCGTCCAACATCGTGACTCCGATCATGGCGCAGAAGCAGAATACGATCTACGCCAAGCTGATCGCGATGTTCTCTACCAAGAGGCCCTTTTGGGCTTGTGACAGCGAGGACGTGACGAAGCAGAAGGCCGCGAATGCAGTCAGCAAGCTGATGAACTTCCTGGCGGAAGGCGCGTTTCAGCTCAACATCGACAGCGTCAACCGCGTGCTCTTCTACGACCTCGTGCTTCTCGGCACGCAGGTCGTGCGCGTGCCGTGGCTCTACGAATCGTGGCCTGTCGCCACAGCTGGCGCGAACGGAGCGACAGGAACGAAGTCTGAGCGCGTGATGCACGACGGGCCAGCTGTCGTTCCTGTGCGATTGGAAGACTTCTTCGTTCGCAGCTACTACGACAATGTGCAGCGCGCTCCGTATGTCGCGACGAGGATGTGGCTGACCCATGCGGAGTTGCTGCAGCGGCAGGCGAATGGCATCTACGACCGCGTCGATGAGGTAGAGGGCTTCTATGCGAAGGAGCTGACCAAGGATCGCGCAGATGAGCTGCAGCGGCGGGGCTTCTCGCCTGACATGATCGGCTCCTCGCCTGAGATGCAGCTCTATCCCGTCTATGAGGCCTATGTCTTCTACGACGCGGACGGAGATGGCGTGCCAGAGGACATCAAGGTGTGGATCGAGGTCGAGAGCGGAGTCATCCTGCGGAGCGAGGCGAACACGCTTGGCGCGCGCGACATCGCGGTGCTGCATTACTTCCGCCTCCCGTATCAGATGATGGGCATCGGCATCGGGCACTATCTGGCGGGATTGCAGGAGGAAGCTGACTTCCTGCATAACCACCGCATCGACAACCTGCATTTCTCGTTGATTCCGGCGTATAAGCGCCGACGCGGCTCTGGCGCGAAGAAGTAGCCTGAGATACATCCAGGCGCGATCCTCGACTTCGACGACATCAACGACATTCAGCCTTTCGTGACCCCAGACCTGACAGGCTCGTCATATCAGGCCGAGATGCTGACACGAGACTATGCGGATCGCGTTAGCGGAGCCAATGACCCCATGAGCGGATATGCGGACTCAACGATGAAGAGTGGCGCAGATGTCGGCTCGACGCTGATGCTGGCGGAGCAGGGAAACAGCATCCTCAACGCGATCTACGACGGCATCGAGAACGACTATGGCGAGATCGGCCAGTTGGTGCTGATGCAGCTGGTCGCTAATGCCGACAAGGTCGACCTGTCGATGCTGACCGTCGAGGAGCAGGCGCTGGTGCGCGAAGTGCTGTCGATGCCGGTCGAGACGCTGCCCACGACCTTCAGCTTCCGGGTGCAGACGACTGACCAGAGCCGCAGCGAGGAGACGAAGAGGCAGACGCTGGCACAGGCCAGCGCGCTGTATGCGCAGTACGGCCAGTTCGGCATGCAGCTCGGCGCGGTCATCGACAACCCGCAGATACCGCCGACGAGCGTGACGAAGACGCTGGCGCAGCGGCTGTTCATCGGCAGCACGACATTTTTGCGCGAAGCCTTTGGCATGATGAAGGTAGAAGACATCGATATGCTGCTGCCCGACGTGAAGGCGATGGAAGCGACACTGAAGCAGCAGGCAGGAGGAGCAGGAGATGCAAACAACGGAGGAGCAATGGGAGCTGCTGGACTTCCAGTCGGAGTCGGAGCTGCTGGCGGTCAAGACGGTGGAGTCGGAGCATCCAGTGGCATGGGAATGGTTCCGCCGACAGCTCAAGCGATGCCATCAGGTGGAGGTTTCCAAGGCCCTCCACAGTGACGGCGATATGTCGACGAGAGCGAGAGGCGCGGCGTGCGCGTTCGAGCTGCTGATGCGCGAGGTGAGCGAGATCGGAGCGGCATTGAGGGAGGTATCAGATGAGTGATCAGGTAGAGGTCGACGTTCCGGTCGACAGCGGAACGCAGGAGCCCGCGTATGCGAGTGATGACTACGACGTGTTCGTGAGCGACGCGCCCGTCGCGGATGAGGCGACCAGCAAGCTGCTGGCGGACTTGAAGGCGAAGCAAGAGGAGCTGACGCGGCTACAGTCGTCAGTCGACCCGGTCAACGCGATGCGAGATGGTATCGCTGCGCTGGGCGACAGGATCGCCCCGCGCGCGGTGCCCGATGTGCGCGTTCAGCATCAGCAGATCGACTTCAAGGCTATGGAGGAGGAGTTCAACAAGACCGTTTATGACAACCCATTTCAGAAGACGGCGCAGCTCTTCCAGGCATTTCAAGCCGCGTCTGCGCCGATGCAGGCCAATGCGAACTTGGCGTATGCGAAGCGCATAGTGCAGGTCGATCCTGCGACGCGCGAGATGTATGCGCGCTTCTCGAACGAGGTTGAGGAAGAGGTAGCGCACGCCACGCCGCAGGAGCGGGCGACGAACCCGGCGATCTACGATGAGGCTCTGACGCGGGTGAAGGCGAAGCACATGGAGGAGCTGTTCGCCGAAAGGCTGGCGGCGGAGATGAAGAAGTCGGTGCCTATGGCGCAGCCGGTGCAGCGCGCGACGTATGCGGAAGGCGGCAGCGTGCGGCCCGCGGCAGTCGCTCCAGCGGCAACGAAGCGCATCAGCATCTCGCAGACGAAGATGTCGGAAGTCGAGGCGTTTGCGGAGCAGAAGATGATCCCCGTCAGCGCGGCCCTCTCGTACTACGAGAGGCACGGACTTTTGCGCTAAAAGCGACATATAAGGAGCACAATGATGGCAAAGATGGAAGATATCGGACCAGGCAAGGGCGACGAGGCGACACAGAAGGTGCAAGTGGTGCGCGATAACGACGAAATCCTCTTCGTCCAGGTCGATACGCCGATGTCGCTGGTGCTACAATGCGAGGCAGATGGCGCGAGGATCGTGTTCGAGCACGAGAAGGGCTTGTTCAAGAAGCTGTCGGCTGATGAGCTGATCCAGCTCGGGCATACGACGAGAGTCGCGTATAGCGTGAGCGAGGCGCTGAATGCGCGCCACGATCCCGACAACGACGCGCTGCAGCAGCGGCTGAAAGTCGTCGAGATGCGCGACAAGAGAAGCGAGTTCGAGAGCGTGGTTCGCAACACCCCACAAGGGATGAATGCGACACGCAAGCTGCAGGCATTCGTAGGCAGCGGGTTCAGCGCCTACTGGTCAAGAGGCGACAAGGTGGAGCAGAG